CATTACTTACAATGCAAGGATAATTTATGGCAAGAGATTACAAATCAGAATATGCAAACTACCATTCTAAACCAAAACAAAAAAAAAGAAGAGCTGGTAGAAATGGAGCAAGAGCAATAATGAAAAAAAAATATGGCTCTAGTTTATTAGGTAGAGATATAGATCATAAAGATAGAAATCCAAACAATAACAGTACAAGTAATTTAAGAGTACAATCTAAATCAACAAACAGATCAAGAAATTCATAGACTATGCCAAAGATACCTACATTCACTTCAACAAGATCTATAACAGCAGAAACAGCATCTGTTGGAAGTAACATTCAACTTAATGTTAACAACACACCAGCAAGTGCATTAGCACCAGTTAGTGATTTTATTCAAAAAAGTTACATTAAAGAAAAACAAACTGAAGCAAATAATAAATCTTACAAAGCTATTAATGAGTTTTATGAAGATCAAAAAGATGAAGCAGGTAATGTAATTCAAAAAGGTTGGCTAACAATTTCAAGTGAAGCTAAACAAAAAGAAAATCCAACTGAAGCATCTAATTATTTTGATAGCGAAATACAAAAACTTTATAATTACAATAAAACAAAAAATTATAAAAATCTAAATAACTTTGAAAAGAAAGCTATTGATGCAAAATTTTATGCAACTACTGGAATGCTTAAAACTACAGCTATTCAAGAAGCTAGATTAAATATGATTCAAGAAAACAAAGATATTGATGATGATACTTTTGTTAAAGAAGCACAGTTACTTTCACAGATGGGTACAATTTATATTGAGCAGTTTAAAAAAGTTATGACTTCAAGAATTGAATCTAATCCAGAATATGATGATGGAACTAAAAAAATATTAATTAAAGAATATCATACTAAAGGTGTTGAATTTTTAGCTAAAAGTATGGCTTCATCAAAACCTTTACAGTTTAAAGAAGCAATGAAACAAGATAAATTCACAGATGTTTCTGCTGTTAAATTATTAGAGTTTGATGGTATAGCAAATGAAAATATTAAAAAACAAAAATTTGAAACATTATTATCTGGATTAGACGTACCTTTTGATTCAGATCCAAGAGATTTTGTTATTGCTAATGAAGAAATACAAAATAAAAATTTTGGTAACAATGAACAATTACAAGCAATTTATGCTAGTCTTACTCCTCAAGAAGTTGTTGAGTTTAAACAAGCATATAAAACAAAAGCTTCTGCAATAAAATCAGATAGAAATATGAACATTTTAACTGCTAATGCAGTTGGTAAAATAAAAGCTGCACAAAATACAAATGAAGTATTTAAAAATTTCTTTGAAAATAAAGGAGTATATAATGAAAAATTAAAAGAATTATTTCCAGATAATTTAATAGCAGTTGAACAGTTAACTGAATTTAGTTTAAAAGTTTCAGAGGGTAGTGCTAATCAAGTTTCAAATTTTGATAAAAACGATGATATAATTAAATTAATTATTAACGATGAAATAAATAGTGTATATGATAAATTTATATTACCTGGCGAAACTGAATCTTTATCTGTAATAGAAAGAGCTGGTAAACAACTTAATGTTGCTGATGCTCAATATTTAAATACTCTTTTTGAAATTTCTGGTGAAGAAGGTTTTAAAGAAAATCATACAAAGTTTTTTAAATTTATAGATATGTTTGGATTAGAAGTTGCAGGAAGTTCTGCATTAAAAAATTTAGATACTCAAAGAGATAAAAGATTAAATAATTTTAAATATGCAATGTACAATAGATATATTACAGGATTACAAAATGGTCATACTGCAGACGAATTATTAAAACCAACTAAAGGAAATAAAAAATTTATTGGTTATGATTTTCATACATATATTCCAAACATGAATGATGTATTTAAAGATATTAGTGAAAGTATAAAAAAGGGTAGTGAGGATACTCCAGAGATACCTAAACAAAAGAAAAAAACAAAAAAAGAATTAGAAGATGAACTTGGAAGAACTATTACTATTTCAGAATACGAAGAGCTAACAAAAGGAATTTAATGGCTACATTAGCAGAGCAAGTAAAATCCTATGAAGAAGCAGGTTTTAGCACAGAAGAAATATCTGCTTGGACAAAAAACAAAGCTAAAGAATTAAGTGAAGCAGGATTTTCTACTCAAGAAATTGCAAAAGATTTAGGATATAAAGAAGTAAACTTAAAACCTATTAGAGCAGCTTGGGAAACTATTATAAATCTTGGCAGACAAGAACATGAAAAAGTTTATTCAGAATTAGAATCGTTAAATGCACAAAACGATGACACACCTTTTATACAAAAACAAAAAGAAAATTTAGTTGGTCAAATATTTGAACCAGCTCAATATTGGAAAAGAGGTTGGGATGCTGGTGTTTGGGATCTTCATCAAAGTTATGTTAATGGAGAAGAAATTCCAGCAATGTACACTACTGATATGCCAAACGATACAGGGTTTTTAGAAAGAAACATAATGAACATAGCAAGATTATCTAAAGATATTATTCCTTATGCTGCTGCTACTGTACCTGTTGCATTAGCCACTAGAAAAACAGATGCTAGTTTAGCTGCTGGTGCTTTTGTAGTTGGATCTATGAGAGAAACATACTTACAAGCATTACAAAATGAAGAAGTAAATGGTTTTAATGAATTTTTTAAAATCTGGACACAAGAAGGTTGGAAAGCTGGAGCAACTGAAGCAGCTCAAATTTATGCAGCAAGTAAACTAGGTGGACTATATAAAGGTGTACTAGCAAAAACTGTAGCACAAACTGTAGGGTTTGAAGCAACTGGTGCAGTTATTCATGGAGAAATGCCAGGCAAAGAACAAATGGCAGACAGTTTATTTTTATTTAGTTTGTTTAATTTAGGTAGTGCTTCAATAGCAAAGTCTAAAAGAATTATAACAAAGAACGATAGAACTCTTCCAGAGTTAGCAGAAGATATGGTTGTTCACAAAACAGTTTTAGAAGATACTGCAAGTAAAACAAATGAAAGACCAAGACATTATGGTGATGAAACAACTGTAACTTATAAGCCAGAAAAATTTAAAGAAGGTATTAAATTTGAAACTAAAGCAGAAGAAGCTATTTTTAATAAAACAAAATACTCCGAAAGAGAACCTATAACAACTTTGCCAGAAAAACTTAATGCAGTAAAACAAACAAAAGATTCTGCTGTTACAAAATTTGTTGACAGACTTCATCCTATTAAAATGGTTATAAGAGAAATTCAAAATACAAAAAATATGAAAGATGCTTTGAATGTTTATGAAAGATTTAGATCTTTACTTGGAATGGAAAATAGAGCAGGAGCTGCTATTGAGATAGGTACATTTGATATTAATTTAAAAACTAATGGTAAATCTTTTAAACAAATTATAGAGCCTATTTTTGAAAAAGATTTTGCAATACCTGGATTGCCAGAGAAAGTTCCATTTAGTTTAAAAGCAAGAGATTTAAAAAACAAACAAAATTATGCAGAGTTTAATAATTATGCTATTGCCAAGAGAGCTTTAGAAAAAGGAGATCAAGGAATCAAAACTGGTATTCCTTTTGAAGTATCAAAAGAAGTAGCTAACAATCCAAAATTAATTAAAAAATTTGAAAAGACAAGATTAGAGTTAATTGAATACAATAAAAAATTATTAGAGTACGCAAGAGATAAAGGTTTACTTACCAAAGAAGCATTTGATGCTATGGTTGAAATGAATAAAGATTACATTGGTTTTGCTAGAGTAATGGAAGTTATGAAGGGTGAAAAGAAAACAAGTGTATCTTCTTTAAAAAAAATGAAAGGATCTGAAAGAGATATAATAGATCCTATTGAAACAACTTACTCAAATACATTTGCTCTTATTAAAAAAGCAGAACGTAATTCTGCTATAAATGAATTTTTAGATGTTGTTGAAGCTTCTCAAGTTAATGGTGGATTTCTAGATATTAAAAAAAAACAAGTAACTAAAATTACAAAATTAAGTTTAAAAGAATTTGAAGATTTTGGTATTGATACATCTAAAATGTCAAACAAAGTTAAAGAAAATTTACAAGTATTTAGAAAAGAGTTTGATAAAGTTGATGCTGATTCTGTTGGAGTTTATCGTAATGGTAAATTTGAAGTATGGGAAGTTGGAAAAGAATTAGCAGAAGCTTTAAAAGATTTTGATCCAAGAACAAGTAAAAATTTAATGTATGGTATTGCTAAACAACCTGCAAGTTGGTTAAGAGCTGGTGCTACTTTAGCTTTAGACTTTGTTGGTGCTAACTTTCTTAGAGATACAGTTCAAGCATCTATTTATAGTAAGTATGGTTTCTTTCCAGTAGTAAGTTCTATGAGAGGGTTGTTTGATATTATTGCTGGTAAAACTGGTTTAAGTAAAAAATCCCAAAAACTTTGGGAAGATTGGGTTAAATCTGGTGGTATGCAATCAACAATGTTATCTCTTGATAGAGCTGTTTTTGATAAAGCTGCATTTGATATTGTAAACAATGGACCAATTAGAAATAAAGTTTCTAATCCTATAGAAATATTAAGAGTTATTTCAGAAACATTTGAAAATGCTACAAGGATTTCAGAATATAGAAGAGCTTATAATGCTTCTATTAAAAGAGGATTAACACATAAACAAGCTGTTGAAAGAGCTGGTTTTGAAAGTAGAGATATAACTTTAGACTTTGGTAAAATGGGTACAGAAATGAAAACTATAAATCAAATATCTGCTTTCTATAATGCAAGAGTTCAAGGTTATGCAAAACTTTATGATGGTTTCAAAGAAAGACCAGGAAGAGCATTAATGGCAATCGGTGGTGGTATCATGGTACCTACTGCATTACTTTGGTGGTTAAATAAAGATGATAAAGATATTCAAGCACAACCAGAATGGGTTAAAAGACATTACTGGTTATTTGCAACTGGTAAAGGTGAAGATAAAGTAATTCATAAAATTCCAAAACCTTTTGATGTAGGTGTAGTTTTTGCTTCTTTGGTAGAATCTTTTTTAAATTACAATTACAATAAAGATGAAACAACTAAACAACAATTAGATGGTTGGTGGAAAGATTATTTAGTACAAACAGGAAAAGGATTTATTCCTACTCCACAAGTTTTAATGCCATTTGTTGAAGGTGGTTTTAATACGAGTTGGTTTAGAAACCAACCTTTAGTACCACATTATCTTGAAAAAACTTTACCTAATAAAATGCAATATACAAATTATACTTCTGAAAGTGCAAAATTAATAGCTGCTGGTGTTTATAAAATGGTTGGTATTGATACTAAATTTAATAACCCAGTTATGATTGATAACTTTATGAAAGCATGGAGTGGTACTTTAGGTAGATATATAATACAAGCATCTGATAAAGCTTTAATTGAAAGTGGAATGATTGATGATCCAATTAAACCTACAGATCCTTTATCATCAATGCCAGTATTTAGAGCTTTCTTAGCTAAAAATCCAGATTTAAATTCACAATGGATAACTACTTTTTATGAAGAATATAACGAACTTGAAAAACAAAAAAACATGGCATCTGCTCTTGAGAAAGAAGGTAAATCATTAGAAGCACAAAAAATTATAGACAGTATTCCTAAGGCTAAATTTCAATTAGCTTATTCTGCTGATGAAATAAAAGAATATGGTGCTATGATAAGAAATATATATAATAATAAAGAATATACTGCAGATGAAAAAAGAGAATTAATAGATCAATTTGCTTTAATAATGATACAAGCAGCTAAAAGATCTTTAGATATTATGAATATAAAGGTTGATAATAAGGAGCAATAATAATATAGAGATAACAATATGACAATTTCTAGCACTACAGTAAAAAATTCCTACTCTGGTAATGGTACACTAGATACTTTTAATTATACTTTTAAAGTATTTGCTGCTGCTGATCTTCAAGTTATTATTAGAGATGCGTCAGCAACTGAAACTGTAAAAACTTTAACTACACATTATACTGTAACTGGTGCAGGTTCTGCTTCTGGTGGAACTATTGTATTCACTTCAGGTAACATTCCAACTGCTACAGAAACAGTTGTAATAAGAAGAGCATCACCACAAACACAAGCAATCGATTATATTGCTAACGATCCTTTTCCTGCTGAATCTCACGAAGAAGGATTAGATAGATCTATGATGGCAATTCAACAGTTGCAAGAAGAAGTAGATAGATCAATTAAATTATCAAGAACAAACACAATGAACAATACAGAGTTTGCTGTAGGTTCAACTGCTAGAGCAGGTAAAATTTTTGGGTTTGATGACAATGGTGAATTAGTTGTATCGCAAGAGCTAGGAACTTTTAAAGGTAACTGGTCAGCGTCAACAACTTTTTCTGCTAGAGATATTGTAAAAGATACTTCAAACAATAATATTTATTTATGTAATACTGGTCATACATCTTCTGGTAGTCAACCTATTTCAACTAATACAGATGTAGCTAAATGGGATTTATTAGTAGACGCAGCTAGTGCTACTACTTCTCAAAATGCAGCAGCAGCTAGTGCAGCAGCAGCTTTAGTATCAGAAAACAATGCTTCTACTTCAGAAAGCAATGCTTTAACTTACAAAAACGATTCAGAGACAGCAAAAACTGCAGCAGAATTAGCAGAGACAAATGCCGAAACTGCACAGACAGCAGCAGAAGTGGCTCAAGCAGCAGCAGAATCTGCTTTAGATAATTTTGATGATAGATTTTTAGGTGCTAAAGCTAGTGATCCTACAGTAGATAATGATGGAGACGCATTAACAGACGGAGCATTATATTTTAATTCTACGGATGATGTTATGAAAGTCTACGATTTGACTAACACTACATGGAGACAAATTCAATTAACAACTTCAGATCAAGCTAATGTAAATACTGTAGCTGCAGATCTAAATGGTTCAAACACAATAGGAACTGTTGCAGGTTCTATTGCTAATGTAAACACAACTGCAACTAACATTGCGAACATAAACACAACTGCAGGAATAGATACTGAAATTACAAATGTGTCTGGAATAAGTTCTGCAATATCTGCAGTTAATTCAAATTCTGCAAATATAAATGCAGTTAATGCAAACAGTACGAATATAAATTTAGTAGCAGCTAATGATACTAATGTTACGAATGTTGGAACTAACATAGCTTCAATCACAACTGCAGCAACTAACCTTGCAGACATAAACGCTTTCGCAAATATCTATCTTGGACCAAGTGCTTCAGCTCCTACTTTAGATCCAGATGGAAGTGCATTAGATGTTGGAGATTTATATTTCGATACAGTTTCACAAACTATGAAAGTTTACTCATCAAGTGGGTGGATTCCTGCTGGGAGTTCCGTAAATGGCACATCGGCAAGATTTACATACACAATATCTGGTACACCAACAACAGTATCTGGTGTTGATGATTTAGGAAATACACTTGCATACGATGCTGGATTTGCAGATGTCTATGTAAATGGTGTTCGTATGTCTGCTT